CTGCTGACCGAACCGAATGAGCTTCGGTTTATCGCCGTCCTTAACGACGACAGCGTGAGACTTGCCGCTCGGATGGTTCGGCGTGCGGATGGGCTTATCAAAGCCCTGAAACGTATGGCCACCACGTTTGATCTGCGCCATTACTTCTTCTTGCGTTTCTTCAGCAGGTCAGCATCGGCCTTCCGCGCCCCACCTTTGCCAGAGATAAAACTGTTGACACGCCCCATTGCCCATGCAGCCATCGGCACGTTGCGCGATCCGCTCGACAGATAAGCACCTTGCCCACGCCGATAGACATCAGCCAGCTGCCCATACGTGAACCGAGACTTATCGGCCTTTTTTTTGAGCGCGGCCTTTGTTGCCTCGCTTAGTGGTTTTCTTTTTGGTGCCACCTTGTTTGGCCCTCGATGCGGAAACGGCTTGGATGTCGATGAACTCGCCGCGCTTGTAAGCCTCAGCGGTTCGCTTGATCTCACGGGCTTTGGCAGCGCGGTTCTTCGCACCTGACAGGTACTTCTTAGGAAGGCCGGTGGCCTTGTCCTTCGGAACGCGCCGCTTGCGTGCCATTACTTCTTCTTGCTTCCCTTCTTCTTTTTCTTAGGGGGACGGCCCATTTTTGAGCCGTAGGTGCCAGGGCCTTTAGGCATCACTCAGCCTCCGAAGGTGCTTCCTTTTTAGCGGACTTTTTCTTGGCCGTCGCTTTGGGCTTGGCCTCAGCGCCTGACGCCTTGAACTGGTATTTAGCCGGGAGAGTCATTGGGGGTAACGGTCCTTTAACTGCTTCAAAGTTAGCTCTGTCCCGTCCCTAGCCACAAACTTACGAATCGCCTCATCCGGCCCGAAGCGATTTACAAGGCGATTCCAGAACTTCAAACGGCCTGGCCCGAGAACATCCAACTTTGTCGCCTCGTCCTGTTCATTCAGCCACTCGCCGTAGTCCTGCCGAATATCACTCTCGCGCCCTGTCTCACCGCGCCAAATGCTTCGCGTGCGTGATCGACAGTTGAAGTGCTGCGGTGGCAGTGGACCCTTGCCCCACTCATAAATCTTGCCGTCCAGTGATCGACAACGGGCAGACGTGCGTGAATCCAACACCGCCGTGTAGCGGTATCGATTGGTGATCAATGGATTAGCCAGCGCCACAAACCGATCCACCTCCACCGCCATCTGCGTCACCGTGGTGCGAACAATCGCCCGCATCTGATTGTTGGCCCCAGACGTCATCAGACCACCAGCCTGGATAATGCGATTGATCGAGCCGCGCTGATCCTTCCGCAAACTGCCGCGCAAGCGTAACGAGATCTGCCGGATCGTCTCGCCGCTTAACAACCCATTCCGCACCGTCAGCCCAAACAACTCGGCCTGCCGTGTCGCAATCCGCCGGAACGCCTTATCCACCACCTCACCATTAGGCAGCCGCACCGCACCGCCGGCCGCCAGCTGACCCACTTGCCGCCCAGCCACTCGCTCCTCCAGGTTGTCGCTCAGCGCCACAACACCCCGAGCCGTCGGGTCAGACAAGACAACAGCAGCAGCAAAGCCCGCCAGGATCGGCACACGCCGCACCGGCTCATCCTCACCCTCCGGCACAACCCGGCCCAGCTCCTGCTCGCTGAAGCGAGCCTGAACCACCGCTAGCTCCTGCATCTCGTCAATCATCAGCGCGGTGCTAAATGCACCCCACGCCTGCAGCTCGATCTTCAGTTCTTGAAGAATCGCCCGGAGCTTTTCAGCCTGATCAGCTCCCGACAAGCCATCAGCAACAGACAGCTCATCAATAGCGTCCAGCACCCGATCGTTATATGACTCAATGATCCGGCGGGAAACGCTGTTGCTGTAACGATTGAGTTCAATCGCATTTCGGAACAGTTCGGCTAATTCATTCATGCCGGTTTCAACCCCAACTCGTCAGGGGTCTCGACACAAATCAACGAAACATCAGCGCCGGCCTGTAACGCGCATTTGATGATGTCCCGCATTTCTGCCCGTAGTGCTTCGTCGTACGAATGAATACAAGTTTCGGTCACTGCAAGCACTTGTCCTTTGTCGTGCCACGTTGTACGCACAACGGCGTAATTTTCGTTGATCAGGTCGCCCGTTGAGAAAAACAGAAGCTGTTTGTGGTCATCGTCCGACCGCTTCTTCCGTAGCTTGTCGATCCAGCTCATCACTCAGGCATAGCGTCTTGATCTTCCGGCTCAGCTGACTCCTCCGGCATGGTTTCCCGCGCCTCAGGTTCCGGCTGGTCCATCTCAATCATGCCGCCGCTTTGCGTGCCTTCCAACTCCTCCTCCACGTCGAAGTCGTCGCCCAGTACCTCACCGGCCTCCAACTGCTCCAACAGAGTGGACTGCGTAATGGTGCCCGCCGTGTAGAGCTGCAGCAGTGCCTGGATCTCATCGGGCTCCAGACGTGCCGCCATAAAGTCACGATTAACAAAGGAGCTGCCGGCCTCAGGAATCTGCAGGTAGTCCGCGTGATACTGCAGGCAGTTGTCGATCAAGTCCTGCATCTGCTGAGCCACAACCTGCATGGTGCTGTCGCCTTGGCTGCGGTCGATCCGCTTGGATGCCGCCGTTTCGGCTGACAGCTTTTGGCCCAAAATCGCGGCCAGACCCAGCTCGTTGATTTGGCTGGCGATTTGATCCAGCCGGCGGAACTGAGCGTCGAAGCTCCGGCCCTGGGGCTCGATGTACTCGGCCTTCGCGTCTTGCGGGAGAGCCATAGCTTCCCCGGGACCTGCGCTGATCTCCTCGGCTGACTGGGGGAAGCCATACACCGCGAGCATCGGCACCGCTGAAATGTGCAGCTGGTTGTCGAGGTCCGACTGCACCTGATACGCCTTCAGGTTCAACTCGGCAATGTCAGCCAGCGGCGGGCGTGATTCAAGGATGCCCGTCCGGTTGGCATACGCCACAGCAAACGGAATGTCATTGAGGCTGGTCGTCCCTTCCTCCACCACGCGGTAGTCGCCCTTCTTGTCCTTCTGGTGGATCTCGAAAGCGCCAGGGGTCAACACGCGCACCTGCTCCACCAGCTTCTCGCCGTAGTCGCCCTCAGGCTGCACAACCTTCTCGAACAGACGGAGCTGGGTGAGCTTCTGCTGCCCGTCAATGATTTCACTGCGCCAGCCCAGCACATCCGGGGGAGAATAAATCGACCAATAGGGCCGGCCGTTTTCACCTGCAGCCGGTGCATCCACCAGCACGCCGACGTGGCCGTACCGGATCATTTTCCGGGCGGCTTCATACAGAAACACGTCCAGATTGTTCCCCAGCAGGTCAACATCAAACAGTTGTTCGGTGACCGTGTCGCTCACGTCTTGCAGCCGGATTGGCTTACGCGTCAACATGCCGGCCAGCAACCTTTCCAGCCTTGAGAAGTAAGGCGGCAAGGTTGAACGCATCAGGCGGGCGTCGTAGCTCTCGTCTAGTTCTCTTGGTTCTTGCGGTAGGTATTTGCGATGTTTTTTCCTGATGCCAAATGTTCCCAGGTTGATCGCTTCGAGGAGTTCCCAGTGGGGCTCCATGTTCACGTAAGCGTTATTGGGGTCACTAACAATCGCAACGCTTGATGCACGCTGGCGACCACCTGCAAACGATGAATACACGGCCAACCCTGCCTAATGCTTTGATGTTAATCGACAGATTCACAGGCACAAGAAAGGGGCCTTGCGGCCCCCTTGCTTAGTCGATCTGCCCTGGACTGATGTGGTCGAACTCTTGCTGCAGTTCTTTTAGGCCGCTGATGCCGAAATGGTTTAGGCCATCCCAGTGCCAGCCTTTTTCGAGATAGACAAAAAACGGTGGGTCAGGCCAACCCTCCTCAGGGTCTCTTTCCATGTAGGGACGTTCATCTTCGATTGATGCAATTCCCGGATGCTTCAGGGCTTCCGCCCATGAGCGCGGTTTCTTCATTGATTTGCTTGGCGAGGTGCGCGGCTGTCTCCAGCCGTGCCCATAGTATGCCATACGGTATGCCACTTGTCAAGGGGCAATCAGTACAGGCGGATCCCAGTCCCTCGGCCTGCCCGCGCATGAAGTATCGAGAACTCGCGGAACACCAAATAACCCAGCGCGTCGTTCATGTGGTCATAGCCCGCGTCCTTGTCCGGCTCGCCCTGCTCCGTGTAGCTCTGCAGCTCCAGGCATTCGATCGTCCGTTTGCAGTGCGCCGCTACCTGCAGCCGGACCTCGCCCTTCCCGTTCTCCAACAGAGCCTGTAGAGAATTGACCCGATCAGAGACCCGAGGATTCGAGCGGGACGATTGATTGCTGAACCCATAGGATTCGAGAATGCTGATGTCGGTGGCGCTGGCATTCGTAGATCGCGCCGCGCCTGATGCGTCAGGGTAGACATAGATGCGACGGTCGGGAAATCGTCGGCGGATCTCTTGGGCCAAGCTGTCGGTGTCATGGGCACCGCTGACCTCATCGATCAGCAGAAGAGAGTTACCCAGACGAACGCCAACAACGGCGCTCATATTGCCCACGTTGAAGTCCACCCCGATTCTCAGGATTTCGTCGCTTACATCTGGAAGATCTCGACAGATGTGTTTAGCGCGGTCGAACCGGTCGTAGACCTGGCCGGTGGTTAAGTTCGTGAACTCGCCCTGGAGATACGCGGCGAGCAAACTCGGATCGTATGAAGCTTCGAGCCGAGAAATGAAGTCTGGCGGCAGATGGGGGTTGTCTGCTGAGCGCATTTTAATAAGCCTGCGGTCCTTGCGCTCCTTCGCCTCTTCAGTGCCGAACGTGTTCCACATCCAGCGGAAACCCTCGGGGGTGGATGCTGCGGCGAACTGCCGGACGTTGCCGGCCCGAAGGCGGCCAAGGATCTTGGGGAACGCCTTTGCAGCCACGGCGGGCGGGACCGTGTCCATCTCGTCCGCGAGGCAGAAGCTTAGGTTAAGTCCAATGATTCTCGTCCAGGACTCAAGGGACCGGCACAGGATCTTGGTGTCGCCTCCGGGTAGGTGCAGGATCACCTCAGGCAATGGCGAGGCGCGGAAGGTATAGGGGATCTCATAGCGCTCAAGAAAGGTTTGAAAATCGTTAAGCCAGATGTCCCGCACAAGGGGTTGGGTGGGCTCCATCACACAGCCGGTGTGGCCTTGGTTGGCCAGAGCCAGGGCGCAAGTCTTGGCGGCCAGGGCGTGGGTCTTCCCGCTGCCGTAGCCGGCGCAGAGCCCGAGGATCTCGGTGTCCTGGTCGTCCACGAATGCCAGCTGGCCGGGGTGCAGATCGGCGCGGATGCGTTCGAGGATGTCGGCCGCCTCTTGCTGATCAGGCGGGGAGGCAAAGGCCAGGAGCGGCTCCGATTCGGTCAGGCCCGCGAGGACGGAAACCATCAGATGTCAAACCGCAGAAGCTTGGCTTGAGTCTCAAGTGCTTTGATCGCGACAGCTACCTGGCGGTCATCATTGCCGGCCCGCTTTTCGTATTCCGCAAGACGACGTAGTGCAGCGGCCAACCATTGCGGACGCTCAACGGCTGAGTCCTCTTCTATTAACTGACGAGCGCGTGCGATGTATTCATCTGTCTGACGGCTCGATAAATCCCACTCAGTCGCGGCGTATTGAAGGATGTCGAAG